CACGAGGAAGAGTTATCTGAGGAGGAGATAGACGAATGTCAAGAGATCCGATTGATGGTGCACCAGAACTTCATGTCACTGATATCCAGCAATTTAGTCAATGCCGACTAAGATGGATGTTCTCATCGCCGCTCCGTATGTATTTGCAACCAGCCGACACGCCTCCAGCATTGTTTTTAGGGCGAGGTGTTCACTTAGCTCTGGATACGTACTATAGCAACGATCGAGATTTGAATGCTGCTCTTGAGACGTTGAAGACGTGGGCATTACACCGGGCAGAGAAGCTTGAGGCGCAGACTGGTAAGTTGTGGCAACAAGAGCGTGACATGATCAACGAGAACTACGCTCTTGCAGTTAAGATGATGGAGCATTATCATTATTGGTCTGAACCTCGAGATGAGCACATTGAGATCTTATCGACGGAGCAACGCTACGAAATTTCGGTGCCGTGTCTAGAGCAAGACGTGGAAACTTGTAAGCCTCTTAACATTGCTGGCCGCTTCGACGGAGTTGCTCGTGATAAGCGTACAGGTAAGACATTCTTGCTCGAGTTCAAGACAGCATCACGGTTGACTAACATGCCTTATGTATTTCGCAACTTACAGTCGACAGTATACACATGGGCAGCGAAACAGGTATACGGTCAAGACCTTGACGGTATCATGTATCGTGTATTACGTAAGAAGGTTCCTGACAACCTGCGACCACTTAAGCGCGGGGGATTCAGTAGAGCTAAAAACCAGAAGATGACGTTTGAGTGGGCTAAGCATCTCTTAGCAGAGGTTGCTAAGAAACGTGGTATAGAGCCTAAAGACATGTGGGCAGATAATACGGATCTTTTGATGGCAATGCGAGATAAAGATCCGTATTTCTTTCTGGAGCGGCGCATAGAGAAGACGCCGCAGCAACTGGAAGACGCCATTGCAGCGGTTCGGTATGAGGGTGAGCTTATGACAGATCCCGATGTACCAATCTTCGCACGCGGCGGTTTCCATTGCAGATGGTGTCCGTTTGAAGAGCCTTGTTCACTACGAGAGATTGGAGGTGATTGGAGAGGATTATTGGCTGCCACATACAACACACGCACTTACTGGGAGGGAGATGAAGAAGAATGAAGTATGAAGATCTGGGCACATATACGAAGGCGTACGCTCTGATCTACGGCGACTCAGGGTCGGGAAAGACTCGAATGTTAGGTACGGCAATGTTGTGTGAGGAGACTTACCCAATGTTGTTACTTAATGCTCGAGGTCAGCCCATTACCTTGCGTAACTTCGAGGATCGGCCACTTGTGTTCACCATTGAAGAAATGTCAGACTTCAACGACTTCTATACTTGGGTGGCTGAAGATCAGCCATTGCTCAAGCCGCTTGCGAAAGCGATGAAGGAGCATGAGTTGCAGTGGGGTTCCGAGGGGTGGTTCGCTGCTTTGAAAGATTTGCCGAAGCCTTGGGGAATCGTCTACGAGTACCTTGAAGATCACAACGTACAACGGTTTGGTAGTTTAGGAATCGACAGTATCACACAGGTGCAGCGTATTGCACGTAACAAGATCGTTGACTACAATACGTTTACACCGGATACGGTTCCTAACGCTACCAAGTATCCGCAGTTCCAGTCGTTGTTGGCAATGATGATGGGCTTTGCAGATCACCACTTTGACTTGCCGTGTCATGTGTTTATGACAGCTTTGAGTCGACGCAACGAGGTGCCTACTTTGGGCATTACACAGTACTACCCCTTCCTATGGGGTCAGTCGGCTCTTGAGGTTGCGTCGTATGCAGAACTTGTTGGACGTCTTGTTCCGGTACAGAGCTTGCCTACACAAAAGCTAAATACGCTGAAGAAGAGAGAAGGCACGCACGATCCGAATGATATGTTCAACATACTGCTAACACGTGGTGGTCAAGATTACATTGCCAAATGGCAAGGTCCTATGAACCCGCCGGATTATATCGTCAATCCCACGGTTCAGAAGATTATCGATACAATCAAGCAGTAGTTGTTGTCCTGATCCACTGGGGAGAAGGACTTATGATACATGTACTGGGAGGTACATAATGCCGCAGATTAACATTGACTTTGGTGAGATTCCTGAATATGAAGCGATTCCGCAAGGTACGTACCCGGTCGAGGCCGTCGATGCCGAAGAGAAGACTTCGTCCACCGGCAAGCAGATGCTGGTCGTGACGTTCGAGGTCTCCGGCGGTGAGCATGCAGGTCGCAAGATCTATCACAACATCATGCTCGAGGCCAGTGAGCCCGAGAAGCTTTGGCGGACCAAGAAGGACCTCAAGGTTCTTCTGGGACTCGGTGATGATGAGGGCTTGGTCAGCTTCGCCCCCGCAGACGTCATCGGTGCACAGGCAATGGCCCTGGTCACCCAGCGGGTATGGAAGGTCGAAGACGGCGGAGATGGTGAGGCGCGTCCAAACATCAAAAAGTTGACGTCCGCCGACAGCAGCGTTCAGTCGTTGTTCTAGGATAAGCCAAACATAGATAGGAGAGTAGGGAGGGAGACTTGATCTCCCTCCCCTTTCTACAATGAATCTATTTGACGTATGTTTCGCAAGCGCTCCTAAAGACGGGATCGTCGAGTTTTCTATAAACGGCGTTCACAAACAACATCGTCAATACCAGACGGTCAAAGAGGTACTTGCTAACCTCGATCAATTCAAGTCTGAACATCAAGCATACTTTGCACCAGCGCTACGTAAAACACGCTCGATCGGTGTTAAGGAAAACGTAGCCGGTACATGCGTGTGCTGGGTAGACGCAGACTACCTCGCGCGGCCTGTGCCTGTGCTTCCGGCCACTGCTTTAGTACATACAGGGCACGGATGGCATGTGTATTGGGCGTTGAAACGTTATTCTGTAAGACATGAACTAATAGAGGCAGCTAATCAGTCCTTACAGAAATCTATAGAAGGCGATTCCACATTCGATGTCAGTAGGCTGCTACGAATACCTGGAACATATAATACGAAGGAGGAGCCTTATAAGCTTTGCGAACTTATAGAACTACACCCCGAACGTGTTTACTCTTTGAAGTCTTTGTACCTTTCTGGAAGATTGGACAAGTCTCTCATAGGTCAGATAGTCCGGGGTAATCAACAAGGATTTGCTAGTCGTAGTGAACGAGACTGGAGCATTGTCAAAGAGTTGATTGATCTGGGCTTTACTGAAGCTGACATCTTTCATATCTTTGGCTATCACAGTTGTGGAGATAAGTTCCGTGAGCCTAACGGGACAGAGTATTTGCAGCACACCATAAAGAGGGCACAGGAGGCCTTTAAGAAGGATCCTGCTAATACGGGCATGTATGAGAAGGATGACACTTATCGTCTCAAGACAAAGAGTGGATCTGTACAGCTGTCTACATTTGTACTTGAGCCTAAGATGTTGCTACAAGGTGACGACGAAGATTCCTTCATGTGTAATGTGCGAGCTAAAGGTACTAATCATGTTTGGGAAAATGTGACTATACCGAAGTCGGCGTTTACGGGAGTGCATTCATTGTCAAGACATCTTACCAAAGCTAGTTGGGTTTGGTTAGGGCGTGATGGTGATACTAGATCTTTGCAGGCACACTTAGTTGCACGCTTACAGGAGATGGGTGTTCCTCGTGCACACTCTGTATCGACGTTTGGAAGACATACGTTTGAGATGCATCCTGATCGTAAGTATTTCGTAGCACGCAATGCTGTATTGGGTGATGATGGGTCTATATGGACGAATCCTGAAGCTTCACCGGTAGTGTATGTGGATCCTGATCGTGAGGTACCTCAGATTGAGTTGATACTTGAGCGGCCTGACAATGACTATGTAAAGACAATGGCGGGATACTTACGCAATGTCAATGAGCCTAAGGTGTTCTGGCCTATGCTGGGATGGTTTGCTGCTACGACCTTGAAGCCGTCTTTGGAAGAAGCAGGTTATAGATTTCCCACATTGAATGTTTCAGGTACACGCGGTAGTGGTAAATCGACAACCATCCAGAGAGTTTTTCAACCGTTACTGGGGTATGTCGAACCTCGTGCATACGATGCCAACACTACACGGTTTGTAACACTGACACTGTTAGGGTCTTCCAAGTCAATACCGGTAGCCTTCTCTGAGTTCAGATCTGCAACAACGAGTGACTTTCATCGATACGTACTTCAGGCGTATGACACGGGCAGGGATCCTAGAGGCCACGCAGATCAGACTACTACAGACTATCCTCTGTCAGCTCCCTTCTGTGTTGATGGCGAGGACATGCTTGATGATCCAGCCGAGCTTGAACGTATCATTGCAGTACAGCCTAATGTAAATGCGATTCGTGAGGGTAGCGAACATTGGAGTGCCTTTAACAGGCTTCGAGGTTATGACCTTAGGGTTTGCGCCTTTCCTCTTCACATGCTTAGTCTGCGTACAGACATTAACAGTCTACTTGATGAAGCAGAGGATGCAATCTATGACCATTTCGATGAGGTGTTACCATCACGCATACGGTCTAACCTTATTGTAGTATGGACAGGTATTTTACTTTTTCGACGACTAATGGATAGCTTCGGTGTAGACTTTATGCCTAGTGATCCTGAAGTGTTACGTAAGTCGTTGGATATGGTATACTCAACGAAGTTGGGGAGAGCTCCCACAGCCGCGGACGATTTCACAGAGATTATTGTCAACGCCGCAGCACAGGGCGTAGACATATTCCCTTGGACTTTACGGGGTTCAGTGTTATGGTTTCAGCTCTCAACAGCCTTTGAGTATTATTTGGGTCAGCGTGCACGTAGGGGTAGGCAGTCACTTACTCGCGGATCCATTCGCACACAGTTAGAGGAACTTCAGGCCGAGTATGCTGTGTCGGCTACTTCAATGAAAATAGGCTCACGTAGCTTATGGGCTTATGGAGTGAACATTAAGAAGGCTTACGAAGCAGGTCTTGATGTTCCAGAGTCGTTCAACGAGAATGCAGCAGTCTACCACCTGGGAGGTTAGTATGGCAGTAGTTCCTCAAAGGAGGGCTGCGTACTTTGCAGGGTATTTCGATGCTGACGGTTGTGTCTCTGTAAGCATTAACGGAGATACACTAAGCATTAAGGTCTCTGTCTCGGGGCGCAATCCCCAGATCACAGGGGCTCTTGAAGTACTCTTTGGAGGCTCTTCGAGGACAAGAGATGATGGTGTATCGGTATGGAATGCATACTCACAAAACGCCTTAGCGTTTATGAATAACATCTATACATACGTGGAGTTCAAGAAGAAGCAAGTAGATATGGCAATAAAGGTTCTAGATACTAATTTGAACCACGCTACAAGATTGTTCGCTGCGTTACATATCTGTAAGTACAATCAAGAGAACATGGCAACGCCGAAACTGACTAAGACGATGGAACAGATTTTGGCGGTACTTGTAGCCGGCGGTCATGAACCTGAAATGTATTGGAGTGATGGAACACCTATATGGGAGGCGTAATGAGTAATAGCAAAGGAGCTGTAGTATTGCTTAGTGGAGGTATGGATTCAGTAACAGCTCTCTACAAGGCAGCAATCGATGATGGTATGGAAGAGATTACGGCGTTGTTTGTACGATATGCTCAGCACGGCTGGGAGAAGGAATTCGCTGCTGCATACAACTGTGTTGTAGAATTGCAGCGGTTAGATCCCACTGTGTGGGTTGCGATCAAAAACGCGCAGGTTGTTTTGCCTCAATCCACGTCCTCATTGTTAGGTAAGGAAGACCCTTCGGGTCGGGAAACCTACGAGGGTACAGATATTCCCAAAACGTTTGTACCGGGGCGTAACCTGATGTTGATTTCGCTGGCTGCCGGTTTGGCTTTTACTACACATGCCGAACACATCTACGGTGGCTGGGTTGAGCCTGATGCGCCTTATCCTGATTGCACCCATCAATTCTTGCAGGCAGCAGAGCAAGCTGCGGCGTATGCAATTGGTCGTATGGGTAATGTGCACGGTTTCGGGAATGAGCTGTGGATTCACGCCCCCGTGCTTGATATGGCAAAAAAGGAGGTGGTCGAACTCGGTACCCGTCTTGGTGTTTCTTGGAAGTTGACACGATCATGCTACTCGGAAGATGTACGGCCGTGTCTCAAGTGTGATTCGTGTGAGAAACGTATCCGAGCATTCCACGCAAATGGAATGATGGATCCGGCCTTAACTGTAGGCGAGTGGGAACTCGCAAAGGAGTATTATGAGCTTGCTACATAAGGATGTGAAGGATCGGGTAGTCTGGGGTTTGGTTTTGCTGGTCGGGGTTTATGTGATGTGTCAGCTGATCGCCGACGTCGCTGCAGTGAAGCTGGTCAGTATGTTTGGGGTTGTAATTCCGGCAGGCACGTTCATCTATGCAGTAACCTTTACCGTCCGAGATGTGTTGCATCGTCGCTACGGGGTTGAGGTTGCAAAAGCTGCGATCGTGGCTGCCGCTATTGCCAACATTCTAATGATCAGTTACTTCCTGTTTGCTATCGCGTTACCCTATCCTCCGTTCTGGGAATTGCAGGATGCATTCGCCGCAGTCGTCGGCGTTGTGCCGGGCATCGTCATCGGCAGCATTCTTGCAGAGTTCGTTTCTGAGATGTTCGATACAGTCCTATATCAGAAAGCTTGGGATACGTTCGCCCCCAAGTCACACTTGATCAGAATTCTATTCAGCAATCTGTTCTCGGTGCCTGTTGATTCGATCGTCTTCGTCGGCGTCGCGTTCATGCTATGGCCTGTGCTTTCTCAGGCAGGGAGTGGTATGTCGGTGCAAGCCGCGATGAACACCGTAATCGGTCAGACAATCTTCAAGTGGGTGATTTCGTTCATCATCATCCCGCTTACGTACATGAACGGAGCTGAACATGCCCCTGTTTCCTGAAGAGGCTAAGCTGATCGAAGATCTTAACGATGAGTGGTATGATGATATCAAAGCGGTTACTGAGATCGCCGATTCCATATTCAGCTCCAAGGGCGAAGCGTATGATCGTGAGAAGCCTTTCTGGACTAGGGCTGAATGGCCTTGGGGAGATGTGCACGAGATCTCCAAGAAGGCTAACCGCGTTGAACAGTTGACCAGCAGCTTCGATCCCAACAATCCTATGAGCTCCGTTGATTGGGAAGACGTAGAGGAGGAGCTTGTCGACATCTTGAACTACTGTCGAATGTTTGCAGCAATTACGCGCATGTTAAAGAGGAGGGAAGAAAATGGCTAAGTTCGCGCCTGTGATGCCAGTTAATCTATACCCGAAGTTGGATAACGGATCCTATCACTTGGTACAAGCACACCATCTTACGATGTATGCAACCGAGGAGACCGAGCAGTGGTTTCGGGATAGAGGGCGCGAGTCGGAACAGCACTTCACAATTCTGGACAACGGCGTGATCGAGACAGGAGAGCCTCAATCCGAGGCTCTCTTAGCCGCCTCAGAAGCAATACAGCCAGACTGTGTAGTCGTTCCGGACGCGTTTAAGGACGCTGAGAGGACTATGGAGTTGTTTCGAAAGTTTGCGCCTGAGCTGATGGAACTGGCTCCTGCGATTATGATTGTGCCGCAGGGTCAAGACCTGGTCGAATGGGTTGCCTGTGCCTATGCACTAATGGATGAGGCCACGGCACAGGGCTACAATGTGATGCTCGGGGTACCGAAAGTGCTTGACACGTTCGAAGGTGGTCGTATGACAGCGATGTGTTGGGTGGGTTCGCAAGTCAACAATCTGAACGCTGTGCATTTACTCGGAGTATGGAATGGGATCGAAGAGTTGAGATTCTTGCAGTACTTTCCCGGAATCAGAGGCGTCGATACTTCGTTGCCGATAGCACACGCCATCAATGATGTAATCACTCGACCAAAGGCTGTTAAGTATTCGTTGTCGAAGGATATGTGGTCAGTGTCAGATTTTAGTGAGGGGGTCGCATGGCAAGCACAGATCAACATCGCCGTGATGAGAGCTTACCTAAGTTGGAAGCAGCAAAGTGTAACGGATGTCCACTCAGGTCTCGTACATGTGTTAAGGGGGCTGGGGCAGATCCAGAACATGCAAAGGCGGTTCTTGTCGGCGAGGCCCCAGGACGGCAGGAATCTGTTCAAGGGCGGCCTTTCGTAGGTCAATCAGGACAACTACTCCGCGCCACTTTACGTGGCGTTGGAGTAGATCCTGAAGATGTCTACATGACTAACGTCGTCGCGTGCAGGCCTCCTGGCAATCGTATGCAAGACGAATACATCGCGGCCTGTGCTCAGCACTTGGGGCCTGAACTAAGACCCTACGTTAAGGCAGGTGTACCAATCTTTGCAATGGGTCGCGTCGCACAGGATGCATTGTTAGGCATGTCTGACAAGAACAGAAGGGGAAGCTGGTATAAGGGAGGCAAAGTCTACGCATGTTGGCACCCTGCATACGTTCTACGTCGACCATCAGCAGCTGGTGATCTTTTCTACGATCTCGCCAAGATCAACAATGGTGGGCCTTACCCTGTGCAGGAGGTATACTATGATGTATGGCATGATCCGCGGCGAATCAAAGAACACCTTCAACGAGTAATCGACAAAGGGTTTGACACCTTTGTAATCGATCTTGAGACTGATCAGGTAGTGTGGTGGAAAGATAGAGTCCTTTCTGTAGGATTTGCTTGGAGTGACACTGAGGCAGGAGTCATCGCCGAAGACATTGTCTATGATAGTGAAGTAGCTGAGACAATGCAATGGTTCTTTGATCAAGATGTGAAGATCATTGGGCACAACTTCAAGTTCGATCTAAGGTTTATGATTCACCAACTCGGCTGGACCAACGCACGAGTCGACTACGATAGCTTGATTGCGGCATACGTACTAGATGAGAATCAGCGTTTCGGTCTGAAGAATTTGTTACACGTCCTGTTTGACATCGAAGACTACGAAGCCGGATTGGTACAGCGGTATCTCAATAACCGCAACGATCGCTACAGCAAGGTGCCTCGTGAACATCTCTACAAGTATAATGCTTTAGATGTGGCTTACAACTGGTTACTGTGGCAACATCAAAAGCAAGATCTTATGGAAGCAGGCCTGTGGGATAAGCCGTTTATGTTTCCATTGATGGCGAGTCAGATGCCGTTGACTGAGATCGAACTACACGGAATGCAAGTACGCCGTTCAGACATCGATCAGCTCTCAGAGGTCTTGCACAACGAGTTGGAGAAACGTCAAGCAGATTTGGAAGAGATGGCGGGGACAGAGTTCAATCCTAACTCGTGGCAGCAGGTCGGAGATATAATGTATAACCGACTTGGAATGCCTGAGATAAGTGTGAAGGGTTGTAAGCCTGGCCAAACAAACGCAACGTGCCGAGATGCACTGATGAAGAGACTCAATGAGGATGGTAAACCTTACAAGTGGTTAGAGAGGTATAGTGAGTGGAAGAAGCTTGAAAAGTTACGCTCCTCATATGTTGACAACATGTACGACAATCTTGGAACTGGTAGTCGTGTTCATCCAGATCATCTAGTGTATGGAACTGAGGTCGGTCGTTTGTCTGCACGAGATCCTGCTATTCAGACCATACCACGATCCAGCAGTGCAGACGTGGCTGGCAAAGCTTGGGGTAAAGAAATCCGTGGAGTGTTCTCCGCTCCTGAAGGTTGGTCTGTTGTTGAAATTGACTACAGCCAAGCAGAGCTTCGAGTAGCAGCGTGTTTGTCACACGATGAGTTCCTTCTCGAAGTATACAGGGAGGGGAGAGATCTACACTCTGAGGTAGCTCGTGCAATGTTCGGCGAAGACTTTACCAAAGAGCAACGTGTCATCTGCAAGATGTTTAACTTCTCATATCTGTATGGCGGCAGCGAACACAGCTTTGCAACCGATACAGGATTATCGATCACCAAGGCTAAACAGTTTGTACGTGACTATAACAAGGTGATGCAATACTTGGCACAGTTCCGGGTCGACCAACTCGATAAAGTAAGATCTCAAGGCTTTGTGGAGACGCCTACAGGCAGACGTCGCAGGTTTCCCATCGTCGTTCAGAGCAACTATGATGATGCTCGCAAAGCTTCAGTGCATGCTATCGTTGCTGGCACTGCTAGTGATCTTACATTGATATCTATGATAAAAGCACACCGACTACTAACGGAGGAATATGAAGGCAGAGCTAACGTTTTGACGACGGTTCACGACTCCATCATCTTAGAGATTCGCGATGATGTGCTGCATGAGGTGAGCAGGAGGGTTAAGGCTATCATGGTGGAAACGGGTTCTGAACTGTTTCCTGAAATACCATGGAAGGTAGACGTAGAGGCAGGTCCAGATTGGGGACATATCAAGGAAATTGCCGTCTAATACTTAGCACAGGGCGACTGAGAGTTGTTGCGCAGGGTAAGTATCGTTACATACGATTCCAAGCATGTGTATCGAATCAAATGGACGCAATCAGATTGAGACGTACATATGGGGGAACGTTCACGAGAGTCAATCAGCGATACAATTGGACAGCTGCGGACACCGAAACAATCAAAGTCATCGCAGACGCAATAAATGAGGTAAAGAACAAAAGTACCCTCTTTAGACGTCTTTATCCATCCATTGTTGCCTACTGCACAGCGCCAGACGCAAAATCCCGCACATCCGAAGCGAACACCTTGCACATTCAGCTAAGTCAAGATTCACTGAAGCTCTCTGATCTATAACTCGCAGATAATGAAAGGGACCTCTCACGAGGTCCCTTTTCGATTGCCAAGGCTTATGCGCAGTTCTGCGACTGCCTCTCTAAGTTCATTGAGTGCAGAGATTAGCTCAGTGTACAGTAGAGTGCGTTCTTGGGCCCAAATCTCGTTAGTGAGTTTGCGTTCATCTGCCCACTTCACAACTATCTTCCAGTTAATGAAAATGGCCAAAATCGCAATGGCAGCGACGGGGCCTCCGACAGTCATTATCTGCGCGAGGTCAACCTTACTCATCTTTCATCGTGGCGATGACCACAAGAACCAGAGCCTGCAACGTAGCAAACAACTCCGGCTCGAGTTCCACGCCAAACTGCTTCAGAAGAAGAATGGATACGAAGTCAAGAAATGCTACCCACACCTTCGGGTTTAGCAAGATCTTACTTACCGCCTGCCTTTCAGCTTCCTCAGCATACGCCTTAAACTTATACATCAGAATCCTCCTTTCTCTCTGCATCATCGTACACGCCCAGTTTGTCAGCCAACGCAACCAAACTACTCGCAGGCGCCGGGGGCACAGGGCCTAGTCTCATCAGCACGACGACCTTGTCGAGGATTTCTCGGTTGTTGCGTGACAGTTCAATATCAGTAGTGAAGGATTTATCCGTATTCCAAGTCCTTCTACCTTGGCTGAGGCGCTTCATCTCAACACGATCTTCCTCTTCTTCAGTCAGCTCGATCGTGTCCAAGAACTGTAAAAGCTTCTTGTAGTCGTACGCAGACATTTTAGTTGTCTGCGGTAATCGATTACTGCACTGAATAAGATACATCCGTTCCCAAATATCAAACTCCATTTTGTAGCCTCCTAAGTAATCAAACTAGACTGAACAACTTCTGTATCCCCATCCTCTAATTTTAGATATAGCGTGTGGTATGTGTCTCCACCAGTCTCAAGTTCATACATATAAAGATACGCAAACCCGCTAGAGGGCGTTCCTGGGTGAGAGGTCAGAACCTCAAGTCTCAGAGGTTTTCTAGCTCCTATGTAATCTCCTCTCACACTCAATGTGAGATTGCCTTCCATATAGAATCCAACAAACCCATCATCCCCGTAGGCTACTGAAGTCCCAGGAGACGTTATCTTCATTAGGGTTACATCTGAGCCATTACGAGCCTCTATATCTATAGAGGAGTAATCACCAGAACCCGCACCAGAAATGACATCACTTTCAATGGATGCAATTGTTACGCCGCCCGTTTCATAAGCCCATACATCGAAAATTACATCAGAGGACTGTTTCCATTTGATTTTGTTAGTAGACGCATTTCCTTCGTCTAATGTAATACCGTCAGTATCTAATGCAACTGATCCGCCGCCTGCTGTAATGGATCCGTCTGTATCAATATAGGCTTCAACGGTTGTGCCCCCTCGAAACTTAATCTGTCCGGCGCTCTTATCCCAAAATGCATTACCTTGATCTGGATCTCCTATCAGAAGATCGCCCTCATTAAACGTCTCACCTGAGTAGCTTTCACCATCGGCTCCAAAAATTACTAACGCGGTTTTATCCTCGTTGCTTACGTCTGCACCGAATGCGAAGCGAGCGTTAGAAGGTTCTACACGAAAGATCGCGTGGTTGTCCTTATCGTAGATGCTGAGTCCGGCGGCGGCCCATTCGAGCCGCTCGGTCGTGTCTGAGTCGCCGAACCAAACATCTCCACCAGCCGTTAAAACAGTGTGGGCGGCTGACCATGCAATATTCGTACCATCGAACTCGAGGTACTCATCTGTACCATTCCCAATGTAAGCTCTGGGGTTTCCGCCGTTGTACTCAAGCTGGATGCCATCATTCCCGAATGTCTGATCATTGATCGCAATTTGTTTGGCGTCGGCATCTAACCAGATATTAGTATTATGTAGCTCCGTCGCCGTTAATGTCCAGCCTCCAACCGTACCACGTTCGGCAGTCACACCGCCGGCAATGTCAAGTTCTGCTGTGCTAGCATCCCACAGCATGTACTCCGAGTCTCGGCCAATCATCACGTCGCCCTGGTCAAGCGTTTGCCCGCCCCAAGAAATGGAGTCCTCAAGGCTCAAAGCGAATGCTTCTTCCGCATCGGCACGGTAGGCCCACCAGCCGCTAGTTTTAATCTCGGTGCGTGCCCCGCTGGTGCTGGTTGCTAGGCTGAATTGCCCATCAAGTATATAGATTCCCGGAGTATCAAAAGCCCCGTTGTCAACGAGTGGAGCGTTGCGCTGGTACAGTGCGGATATTTCTTCGGCGGTGAGAATGGAGTCGAAGAGGGCAAACTCCGAAATAGCTGCGTTTGCATGATAATTAGCAGCATACGCGGAGCCGAGGTTCATTTCCGTAATCGTGGGGGCCGTAACTGACGCTGTCCCACTATCCTCTAAGACACCATTGACATAATACGAAAACTCATTGCTGTCGTAATCACATGTAACCACAAACTGGAGAGTATCTCCGGCAGAGAATGTCAGCGCACTATCCATGTACTCTGAAAAACTGTTGTAATAGACCCGCCAATTTCCACTACCAACATACCGAAGGAATAAACGCCCACCAGCACTAATATTTATATCTAATGCTGTTGGATTGGTGGGCCACGTATCATCGTAGTCGTATGGCATCTGCGCAGTTAGCGCATACGTAACCGTACCATTTCCGGACGCCAAACCGACCAAATCATCGAGATTTACCTCTGTGGATGTGCGCGTACTTGTGCTGTTGTGTGCCGTGCCCGACCACGAGCACCAGCTAAGACCGCCATACATAAATGATGTATTATAGGATTCCTTCTCGGCTTGCACCTCATCATACCACACGACAGAGGAACTGTCCCCAGCCAGATTATAAATTTGAACCTGAACATCGACAGCCCCACCCGTATTATTTGTCCACGAGCCAGACAATCTCTCCCAATTTCCTGAGATTGCCCCCGTTGTGATTAGCCGATTAGTTGCATTGGTGACATCCCTAATGATTAACCGACCATCTCCTGCGTTCTCAGCCCATGCATAGACAAAGGCGGAAATGCTGTCACCATCTGCTAGGCTGATTGGGTTTGAAAACAGAAAAGCATTTCCAGTACCCGCAGTAATCTTCGCGGCATTACCTTCATACCTGTAATGAGTATTGTCTTGTGCAAATGTAGCACCGGCACCTCCATCGAAGGTCGTCCACGAATCAGTGATATTGTTAGCGAAGACTGGGTTATTTATCTCGTTTGTCCCAGCTACCTCCACCATCAACGCCCGCGTCCCAGGCCACGCGCTCGCAACCTGGTGGAACGCCCCGGAGATTGTTGCCTCTTGTCCACGAAGGCTTGTCCAGCTCGTTGAGTCAATCGGGCAGTTGTCGTTTAAGAGAAGCAAGCCACTGTTGGTATTGAATAGTTGATCCTGTAGTGTCGAAGACAGTGCTAGATTAGATAGCCATGCTCCATCGCTATCAACTTGGAAAACTATCCCATCATCATCATAGATTTCGAAGTCAGTGCTGGTCCACTGAGCTCTGCGACCAGACGGATCACCGACCCTCCATTTGTATGTGCCAGAGTCGTTGCCGGCCCAAACTCCAACACCTGAATCGAAGGCAGTAGGAATACTTGAGCCTAACGCATAGCTTGGCACGCTATGATCGACTTTGTAAACAATGTTTGCTCCATCATAAAGTTCAAGATCAATGTTGTGGAGTTCAGCCTGTGCATCTGTGATCAGTGCGTATTGATCGGTGTCAGTCAAGCCGCTGCCTGCATAGAGACCATACTCAAGAGCGACGCCACTTAATCCATCAAGATTACCTGTGCGGACGTGTGTAGTAAAGTTGTCTGGCTCACCGTTTGTAATCGTGTCCCAAGTCTGCACTTGAGAGTATGGACTACCAGCGTCATCCAGTACCGTCGCACTCCATACGCCCCGCGAGCTTGCGCCCGTCTGACCGTAGTCTAAAACAATAGAACCAGCATAAATTACATCACTCGACGAATATCCGGTTGTTGTTGTAGTAAATGTCCAGGATTGCTCACCCTCAGCAAGATCGGTGTAGCTACTAACAGTACCGTACACATTCGTTACTACAAGACCTTCACCACCAGTGCCGTGGTTCATTACTCGAAGCAATACATAATCACCCGAGTTGAATACTTGAGTACCTGCAAACGGTGAAGTCCCTTCTAAATCCTCCACATACAGAGTTGCCGTATTCCCAGTATCCGGAATGGTAAAGTCCCGACTCACTTTCGCGCGACTTTGTGTAATGATAAGTGCGCCTGCCATCGCACTATAGATCTCTGCTACAAAAGAATAGGTTCGTAATTCCTCAGCAAATATAGAACGAGTATCT